AGAGAAGTTGTCAGGCATAAAGCATGACAACTCTTTTCCATTTAAGGCAATTGCTTGGTGTTTAAGCTACGCAAATGTAACAATCGAAGATGTTACTATGGTATGTTGGTATGAGAACCCAGAATTGAAGTATGATAGGGTAAAACATACGTTAGGTAAGAGATGGATTCGTAATTTTAAGAGTTGGTTTAAGTTTAAAAAGGAATTTAAGGCAACGGAAGGTAATTTAGCCCAATTTTTAGAGAAAAACATCGGTTTTAAGGGTAAATTATTCAAAGTTAAACACCATTTATCCCATTTAGCACTATCTTTCTATACATCACCATATGATGATGCTATTGGTATATCCATAGACGGAGTTGGTGAATGGGATACAATTTCCATTGCAAAGTGTGATATTGGCGGTATTAGAGAGATAAAATCAGTATATTTTCCCAATTCTTTGGGTTTGGTATATTCTACTATAACTGCTTACTTAGGTTTTAAACCTAATGAGGGAGAATATAAAGTAATGGGTTTAGCTCCATACGGAACTCCTAAAAACTATGAGCACGTTTTCGATAAATTTACAAAATTAGGTGGTGAAGATATTATTAATATAGACCAAAGGTATTTTACTTGGGAATATTCTAATACGGATATGTTCAATATGGATTTAGTAGACTTAATTGGATTTGAACCAAGAACACCTGATTCTGAAATAGAACTACACCATATGGAGTTAGCATCTGCTCTACAACATTGGTACGAAAAATGTTTCTATCATTTAATAAACTATTCATTAGAATACATAGATAGTAAAAACCTAATATTAGGTGGTGGTTGTGCATACAACGGAACTGCCAATGGTAAGATTAAACAACACACTCCTATAAAGGATGTGTGGATTCCCTATGCTCCTTCGGATGCTGGTTCTGCTATTGGTGCTTGTTTATATGTGTGGCATGATGTTTCTGGATATTCTAAAAAATTTGGTGGAGATAATCAATCTCCATATTTAGGACCTGAATTTAATGAAGAAGAAATATTCAATGCCATAAATAAAAATCCAAATTTTATTATTGATAAAATAGAAGATGAAGATGAGCTATGTAGAATAACTGCAAACATTATAAATAACGGTGCAATTGTTGGGTGGTTTCAAGGTAGAACTGAATTTGGTGCAAGAGGATTGGGTAATCGTTCTATATTGGGTAATCCACATCTTGCAGATATTAGAGATAAAATAAATAAAGTAGTTAAGAAGAGAGAATTGTTTAGACCGTTTGCTCCATCTGTAACTTACGAAGATTATACAAAATATTTTGAATCAGAGGGAGAAGTTCCTTATATGAATCAGGTTGTTAAAGTTAATGGATATAAAGAGATTCCATCCGTAACTCACGTTGACCGTTCGGCAAGAATTCATACGGTTAGAAAAGAACAAAATCCATTATACTATAAATTGTTAAAAGAATTTGAAAATGTAAGTGGAACTCCTATTTTATTAAACACATCGTTTAATCTAAAAGGTCATACTACAACAAATGACCCAAAGAAAGCAGTTTGGACATTTGAAAATTGTGATATGGATTATTTAATTATTGATAATTACATAATTTCAAAAATATGATGTTATATGGATACGGATGTAGTTGGACAGAGGGAGAAGGTTGTAATATATTAGTTGAAAACGAAATAACGGATAGAAGTTTAAAAAAAGAATTTAGAAATAACAATTCTTGGTTAAAGTTTTTATCTGATAAATTAAATTTAGAATCTATAAACAAATCTGTTTCAGGCAATGCAAACAATAAAATTTTTAATGATATTGTTTTGGATATTAGAAACGGTGTTATAAAAAAAGAAGATTTTGTTATAGTAATGTGGAGTTCTTCTCTAAGAGATTATGTTCCATTTTTACCAAAGGGAGAATGGGTTAGTTGGTCTGTAAAACACTTATTAGAATCACCTGATAAATTTATAAATTCATATAATAGTGATGATGTACTTTACAATAACTTTTTATCAAAATATAAAGATTTCTTTGTAGCAAATGTGTTTAATCAGAATTACTATAATATTGTAAATCAAAATTATATTATTTTTTTACAAAATATGTTTAAAGATTATGGTATAAAATATCTTATGTGTGATGCGTTTGAATCAACTATAATAGATTTAGAACCAGCGGATGATATTAGTTTTTTAATTGACACCAAAGTATATTGGGGATTTAATAAAACAACATTTAGAGATTTTTTAAACAATACAAATAGATTAGATATATGGGAACACCAAGATGTTAATTTTAAAACCAGAGCAACGCAACACCCTAACTCATTAGGGTATAATCTAATAAGTGAAGAAATATATAATTATATAATAAAGAACAACATACTATGAGTACAGATTTTAAGTTATTTGATGGTAAAGATTTATCATCACTTTTTAAAGATATTTACGATAATCAACAGACAAAAAAGAAGAACATATCTGATATGATTGAATCTTTGCGTAAGTTGATAAAGAATGTAGGTGAGGCAACTGTTCTTGCTCCTATCATTAGAGATTTGATTGATTCATCTATTAAGAATGATGACCATTTAATTAAATTGGCAACAATCGCACAAAGATTATCAATTGCAGATTCCAAAAGTATCGGAGAGGATGGTTGGTTAAGCGAAGCGGAGAAAGCACAACTAATTGGAGATATGGAAGATACTATAAATGAAATCGAAAAGAAAAACGATGAAAAGTTATTGGATATTCAAGTTGAAATAGAAGATATAAAAACAAAAATATAAATGGAATCATTTTTAGCAACGGTTGAGAACGTGTATCCAACTAATACTGATTTTTTAGATAAAGAAACTGATAAAATTTCTACATATAGCTCTGAACCAAAATTTTCGGATAAAGATGCCAGAATGTATGGTGCTATAACTTATTTATCAGAAACCGGTGTTAAAACAGATTATGCGTATCCATTTGATAAAAATAATTTTACATTTCCAATAAAAGGTGAAACTGTTGTAATTTTTAAAATTGCTCATCAAACATTTTGGATGCCATATACCAACACTCCCTATTCAAATTATAGAAGAGATTATATTATATTTAAAGCAACCGAACCAGATGAGGTAACGGAAGTAGGTGGTAATACAACTGCTAGCGAACATAGAGCAAACGTGAATGCAGGTGGAACAACTACAACTGCAACACAAAAGAAAGATGATAAAAAATATACTGTAAAGGAAACTATAAAATTTATAAAACCAAGAGAAGGTGATACTATTTTAAGTGGTAGAGTTGGTAATACAATACGTTTTAGTGAATTCTTTTTATCACCCGATGATAAACAATCTTCACCTGGTATATTCATTCGTAACAAACAAAATGCGGAGTTGGATACCAAACCAATTGGTGAAATGATTGATGAGGATATAAATAAAGATGGTACATCTGTTTATTTCGTATCTGGTAAAACAAAAGTTCCATTTAAAGAAACTATTAAAAAACAAAAGAAAGCATTTAAAGAATACCCATCCGATTTTAGTGGAGACCAATTGTTTGTAAATTCCGATAGAATCATTCTTTCGGCAAAAGCAAAAGAATTTATCATTTTTGGAAAAGGTAATACAGGTGTAATTACAGATGGTAACTATTCAATTGATAGTGGAAAAGATGTTTATATAAATTCAGATAAAAATATAATAATACATTCTAATAATTCAAATCAAATATTTCTTAATTCGGATAATGGTAAAATATATTTAGGAAAAAATCAAGGAGCAGGAGCAGAAGGTGCGCCTGTACAAAAAATGGTATTGGGAGGTGAATTGGTTGCAATAATGAAAGAATTAATAGATGCAATAAATAGTCAAATATATGCCACTTGTTACGGTCCAACTGCAACAGGTCCTGCAAATGCAGCATCATTTACTGCTATAAAAGGTAAATTAAACACATTATTATCTTCTACAAACTTTTTGAGTAAATAAAATGTCTTGGACACTATATAAAGCCAACATATTATTATCAGCCGTAACATTTAGGTTTAGAAACGACCCAGATGAAGCTGCTTATTTTATTGCAAATGAATATCATAATTGCATACAGAGAGGTGGTGATATGATTTATGGAGTTCCTATTATAAACGGAAACGTTACAGGAATGGCCAATGTTATTAAAGCAGCATTTAAAAAGGGAAGAGAGAGTGGTGATGAAAACTTTAATTTATTACAAGAAATATATCCATCTGCATTCGATGCTTATTGGTTAGGTGCTGAAATGTCTCCATTTCCAAATCCATTATTAAGACCATTGGGTTGGCAATCAACACCACCTGCACCTGGTGCAGTTGCAAATTTAGGTCCAAACCCAATATCATTAGCATCATCTGTTGCATTAAATAAAGCATTAAAAGAAGCAGCTCAGGTATTAGTTGATGAATTGAAAAAACAAACAATTGAAATTGGTGGTATTTTTATAAATGTATATGAAACAATTATTAAAATATTAAAAAAAGAACCTGTTGCAGATGATATTAAAAATCATCCTGCAATTATAGCAGGTAAAGAAGTGGTTGAAAAATATAATGAAATAAAAAAGAAAAAACCGTCAATTGGTTCTCAATTTAAAATGGCAATTAAATTTCCATTTCCTGAATTACCTAAGAAAAAAGATTTAGTTGAAAAGGCTAAAAAGAAACTAATTGATGCAGCAATTGAAGAAATAAAAAAAGGATTAAAGGCAGCCGCAGAAGAAATTATAATTCAACCAATTATTCAACAAATAGAATTAGCCGTTGCTTTGGCAGAACAAATTCCAAAAAAACCAACAAGAGAAGAATTGAAAAAAATGGTAAAAAACATTATTGATGGTATAACTCCTGAAATAAATTTACCAGGAATAGATTTACCAAAAATACCAACAAAGGAAGAATTTAAAAAAATGGTTGAGGATGCAATTCCAACAAAAGAAGAATTAGCTTCTATGGCATTTGATGCCATCAAAGATAAAATTCCAAAGATACCAAACATATGGTTCGTACCACCATCTTTACAATTCAACCCATCTAGTATGATATTTTTAAATCCATTTGTTAATTTAGCAAAAGTTCATTTAATAGGGACAAGTGGAACTATGATGGTTATGGCACAATACCCACCACCCGCACCACCTGCACCTGGCATATTAACATGGTCTGGATATAATGTTATTGGGTAAATTTCAACTTATTATATTTATTACTAAACAAACAATTTTTTTTATGAAATCAGACATTTTAGTAACCCTTATTAAAGAGGTTGTGAAAAACGAAGTTAAGCAGCAAGTTAAAGAAGAACTTGTTAAACTTATCAAATCTGGCGCGGTTACATTAAACTCACAAAAGAAATCATCACCATCGTTAGCAGAATTAACGGAGGTTAGAACTACTGCTCCTATTAGAAAACAAACAGTAGTACCTACACAACAAAAACCTCAACCACAAAGGGAATTTACAAAAGACCCTATGATTAACGAGATTCTTAATATGACAACTCCATTTTCAGCAGAACAACGCAAAGAGGGAGCAGTATCAGTTGGTAGTGTATTAGATATGATTAAACCTGAATTAAGGGTTGATGAAAGTGAGTGGGAAACTATGGATTTTAGAGATATAAATATACCATCAAATGTTCCACAACAAATGGAATCAACGGGAGATGGTTTGCAAGATGCTACAATAAAAGCATTATCAAGAGATTATTCGGAATTAGTTAAAAGATTTAAATAATGGCAATTGAGCTTGGTAAAGTTAATGTAACGGATTTAGCAGAAAACGATTACAAAGTATTAGGAATTGGTGTAAATACTACATCGGATTCTAATGGTGTATTTTCTGTAAATTATACAACACTTACACAGGCAAAAGATAATTTAAAAAATCTAATATTAACAAGAAAGGGAGAAAGATTAATGCAACCGGAATTTGGTTGTGATGTTTGGAAAGTATTGTTTGAACAATTGGATGGTATGTTGATAGAAACAAGTATAGAATCATCAATATTGGATGCAGTATCTATCTGGTTACCATATTTAAATATAGATACTATCATATTTGATTATGATGAAAATGATATAGATAATAATAGAATAGCTTTGGATATTAAATTTTCATTGGTTTCAAATAAAAACCTATCCGAATCAGTACAAATAACCGTAAATAACTAATAATGGCAATTAAACCGTTGGATAAGAATTTTGGAAGCAACAACAAAAATATAAATTATGTTGGTAAAGATTTTACTGCATTAAAGCAAAATCTTATTGATTATACCAAAACTTATTTCCCAAACACTTACTCAGATTTTAATGAAGCATCACCTGGTATGGTGTTTGTAGAGCAAGCAGCAGCAATTGGTGATGTATTATCATTCTACCAAGATACTCAATTAAAAGAATCAATTTTATCGTATGCTACTGAAAAGAAGAATGTGATGGCATTGGCACAAACAATGGGGTACAAACCAAAAATAACATCTCCTGCGGTTACAACTTTAACTGTTTATCAAGTAGTACCATCTAATGGGCAAATTGGCTCATCTAATGCACCTGATGAAAGATATTTGTTTAAAATAAAAGATGGAATGGAAGTTGAATCAACATCTAATTCAAATATTGTATTTAGAACGATAGATACCGTTGATTTTGCAAATTCTGGAAGTAGAGAAATAGAAGTATATGAACGAGATTCTGCATCTGGTGTTCCTACTAGATATTTGATAACTAAAAAAGTAAAAGCAATATCTGCAAGAGAAATATCAACAACTATATCGTTTGGTGATGATACTGATTATCCAACTGGCACATTAACTGATACTAATATAATTGGTATAGTATCGGTAGTTGATAATAATGGAAATATTTATTATGAAGTTCCATATTTGGCACAAGAAACTATATTTGCAGAACAACCAAACACTTTATATAATTCTGAATTATCTGATTATTCAAACCAAGTTCCTTATATTTTAGAAGTTAAAACAGTTCCATATAGATTTTCTGTAAAAGTTAATTCAGATAATACTATGGATTTACAGTTTGGTAGTGGGGATACTAGATTAGATGATACGGTAATATTACCAAACACAAAAAATGTAGGATTGGGTTTAGCTAATTCGGTACAAAGATTGAATCAAGGAATTGACCCATCTAATTTTTTAAAAACAAATACATTTGGAATTGCACCAATAAATACTATATTAACTATTAAATATTTAATTGGTGGTGGATTGGCATCCAATATAAATACAGGTGATTTAACAAATATTAGAAGAATAGAGTTTGAAGAAGACCTTTTATCTATACCATCTAATTTATTAGCATCTTATAATGATACAAAATCAACAATTGCAGTTGAGAATTTAGAACCAGCAATTGGAGGTAGGGGTGCTGAATCTATTGAAGAAATTAGACAAAATGCATTAGCAACTTTTGGTTCGCAAAACAGAGCAGTAACAAGACAAGATTATATTGTAAGAGCATTATCTATGCCAGAAAGATATGGTTCTGTTGCAAAAGTGTATGTATCACCTGATGGGGAAGTAGATAATAATTCACCTGCATCTATTTTAGCTAATCCAAAAAATATAGCAGAATTTACTGGTGTAATAGAAGGATTGAAAGATAAATCAAAAGCAGATATACAAAAAGAATTAACAAAATATCTTACACAAAAGAACACATCTATTTCGGAAGTTAATAATCCATTTGCAATAAATATGTATCTTTTAGGGTACGATTTAAATAAAAATTTATCCAATCTAAATCAGGCAGTTAAACAAAATCTTAAAACTTATTTAAGTGAGTATAGAATGCTTACAGATGGTGTAAATATAATAGATGGTTTTATTATAAACATAGGTTGTGATTTTGAAGTTGTTTGTTATTCAAATTATAATAAGAGAGAAGTTATTGCCAATTGTTTATTGGCATTACAAAATTATTTCAACATAGATAATTGGACGTTCAACAAACCAATAAACATTTCAGAAATAGAATTAATATTAGCAAATGTAGAGGGAGTAATGAGTGTGCCATCTGTTAAAATTACCAACTTATGTTGTACGGATAATTATTCAGATAATAGTTACAATATAGAACAGGCTACAAAAGGTAAAATTATATATCCATCGTTAGACCCATCTATTTTTGAAGTTAAGTACCCAAACAAAGACATTAAAGGAAGAGCAATATAATGCATAAATTTTATACATCATCATTTGACGCAAGTATCTACTTACAACAACCTGACCAAAACGCAGGTAGAGATGGGATATTAGAAGTAGGTAAATTATATTATGGAACTGTAAAGGATATTTATAGAACCCTAATTAAATTTGATGTCTCCAATTTGGAAACTGGAAGTGGGTGGAAAGCATATTTAAATTTAAAAGCAGCTAATTCGGAAGAACTTCCATTAGAATATACAATTTACGCCAATGCAGTTTCTCAAAGTTGGTCAATGGGAACTGGTACTAAATTTGATAATATATCAACCGATGGTGTAAGTTGGAAATACAGAAACGGAATTGATAAGTGGGTTTCGTATGATACGACGGGAGGAACTGCCGTTTATACACAAAACACAACCGGTTCTGCAAATGCGGAGGGTGGTGTTTGGTATTTAAGTGGTTCGGCATCTCAATCATTCAATTACGAAAGTGATGATGTTAGAATGGATGTAACTAATTTAATAACACAATGGATTACGGGTTCATTTGCAAATAATGGTATGATTATCCACCATAGTTTAACAGTAGAGAATGATGAATTGGATTACGGTGTTCTTAAATTCTTTTCAAAAGAAACAAATACAATATACCAACCTAAATTAGAAATTGTATGGGATGATAGTTCTATTGTTACTGGTAGTTTAGCACCTGTAACAGGTTCAGCAGAAGAAGGATATAAAGTAGTTGTTACTAATTTAAAAACACAATACGAAGCTGATTCTAAAATAAAAGTAAGAGTTAAGGGTAGAGATAAATATCCATTAAAATCGTTTGGAACTACATTTTCATATGACCAATCTAAATATCTACCAGCAACAACATATTACCAATTAGAAGATTATATAACAAAAGAAATTATATTCCCATTTGGTACTTATACAAAAGTGAGTTGTGATTCTACATCAAATTACTTTGTAATGGATTTATCAACATTACCAATAAACAGAACTTATCTATTAAAACTAAAAATAGTTGAAGGTGGTATTTCTACGATAATAGATGATAAATTAAAATTTGAAATAATATAATGGCATTAACATCATTAGAAGCAATTGCAGAAAAGTTAGCTGATAAACGAAAAGAAGATTTAGAATCTATCTTAAAAGTATCGGGTTCTTCTGCTATTGCAAAAAACGATTACGGGGTAACAATTGTAAGTGAGCAAAATGTTGCCTCATCTTTGTTATTTAAATCATTAACTAAAACAAAACAGGATGATGTTGAATTAGTAAAAGCAATTGATGTTGAAGTTAAAGAATTAAAACCAAACATCCCAACTCCTAATTTAGATTTAGTTCCAAGACCATTATATACGGAACAAGTTGAATTAAATGTAGATTTAAGACAACAGGTTGAGGATTTAACAGTAACTGTAACGGATTTAAATGGACAAATTACCACATTAAAATCGGAAGTTGAAACACAAATAAATAACAGATTAAACATAGAGCAAACAAATGATGCTCTTGTAAATCAAACCGAATCTCTTACAAAGGTAGTTGGTGATTTCTCAACACAGATACAGAATGCAGTTCAGAAATCAGTAGATGAATCTATTTTAAGAGCATCTCTACAATCACAAAATACTGGTTTCAAAGCACAGATAAATGCGTTGATTAAACAGATTGATTCATTGAATGCAATTATTGAAGGTTTACAATCTCAATTGGGAGCAGTTCAACAACAACAAGCAATTCAACAATCAACTGCGGCAACTGCTGCGGCAGCTGGTGCTGATGCGTTTGTAAATGCAGTAACTGCAAAATTTGATGGTGAGACTCAATCAAAGGATAATACAACAGGTTTATTTGCATATGTGAAAGGTGATAGTTATGCTAGTAAATGGATGAGAAATGGAACTCTTAAACTTACAAATAATGATAAATTACCTGTAAAAATTTCAATGGTACACAGTCCTCCTAATGGTTGGAATTGGTTAGTTATACCTAAAAATAATTTTGATTTAGCAGGTGGAGCGAGTGATGAAATTGTATTTGGTATAAATGCAAATGCAGTTCCTCGTGGTGCAGAATCATCTGATGGATTTTTTAGTTGGGGAGCTACAACCTCATATATGGGAACGATAAAATTAACTATAACAAAAGCAGACGGAACTACACAATCTAAGGATTATCCTGCTGGTTTCGCAAAAACTGCACCTGGTAGCTATGGCAATTAAAAAATATACAAACTTTGATGCAGTAAATGCAAAAACTACGAATGAAGGTAATTACCTACAATCGGAAGATTTATTTATTGTTTCTAAAAATGAAATAGAAGATACGGATTTCGGTGATTGCAAATACGATGTAATGGAAGTTTCCGTATATGATATAAATAACAATCTATTACCTCATAAGAGTGGTAATAATGTTGAATATATCAAACGTCAACATATTGGTGATTATTTACACTCAATGGTAAATAAAGGTGGGCAAAAAGAAATTGCAATAGATGCTGAAAAGTTATTAAATGATTTAGGATTTACAAATGGTATTCTTAAATTAAACTTAAACTTTGTTCGTCAAAGAGTTGGTTCAGATAATGATTTACAAAGAGTTTGGATACAGGAAATATCTCCATCAAGAGAAGAGATTAGAATAGTTCCATTGAAAACAAAAGATGAGAACATAAACGGAATTATAAATTCTGAATTTAAAAAATTAAATAATCTTACAAAAGATTTTAAGTATTATAAGAAAAACATATTAGATTCATTGGATTCATTTGAGTTTAATTTTTTATCTACAATAGATGATGCTTTGGTTGCTAAATTTGGAAACGATTTTAGACAAACTGTTAGAAAAGACTTTGGTTTAAGAGATTTAGATGCTTTTAATAAGAGAGTATTTCAAGATTTTAAAGATAGTATTTCTCATTGGGTAAATAATAGATACTACGATGTATCACAATCTAATTTTGGAAAACCATCTGAAATAAGATTTGATGATTGTGAGCAATATCCATTTGCAGATTTATTAAAAGAAATACAAAATATATTAAACAATTCTATTAGAGTTAATGTTAAATCATTAAAAAGAAGAAGTGTAAATTATACACAGATACCAAAAGAGTTTGGAATAGTTGAATTGAGAAAACAGATACAAGATAATTTAGAATCATTCCAAACAAAAGTTGATATTAAAAAGAATGTATATTCACCTGGTGCGGCAACTGCTACAATAAGTGGAACGCAACTATTACCACCAATCACAACTGTTATAGAAGTACCAGTTGCGGTAGACCCTCCAAAACCACCAAAAGCAGCACCCGTAGTTGTGCCAAAAGAACCTGTTGTAGACCCACCTGTTATTGCACCACCAACCGTTGTAACAACTCCAAAGCCAAACTTACAAGATACGCAATTTAGTACCGCAGAGCAACAGGCAATTGGTTTAACTGTATCAAATTCGGGTAATAGAAGTTATAGTAATTATGTAGCACCTGGATTAGATGGTACAACCAACAACTTCAATGGATTTGATACCAGAGGATTTTCAGATGCAGATACTGATATAACGGGTAGAGATTTTTAACAATAGGATATTTATATTAAATCAACACAATAGTTAATGTCAGCACCGAAAGAGATAGGATTTAATGAGAATGGTAATTCACCAATGAATGATGCAGCTGCTTTTGCGCCTTCATTTGATGGTGGTGGCGGAGGTGGTGGAAATCCGGTTTCATCTGCGCCAGTTGTACCATCTATACCATATGTACCACCTTTGAATCAAAATCCTTTAAAGATTTTTATGACATCAAAGGATGGCTCTGCAATAGAGTTTTTCGAAGATAGTAAATCAAAAGGTATTGGTGCAAATATAACGGTAGTACATAACCCATCAACTGCATTTGGTTCTAGAAGAGAATATACTGCCACTATTAATGGAGGAACGGTTCTTTCTAAATTTATAGTTTCTATTATTAATTTTGATTCATTCAATTACGATGGAACTGCCAGATATACGGAGGGAATTAGAATAACAGAATTTAGATGGGAAAACGGACAATGGTCGGAACAACAATATCCACGTACATTTAACTTTACGGCAGGAACTATAACATTGGATTTTGGTGTTGAAAAAACAAGAGTTTCAGAACCACAACCTGCTCCCACTCCAACAAAACCATCAACCCGAAAGGTAACAAATCCTAATCCAAATTCTCAATATGAAATATCATTTAGTAGTAATTTAAACGGAGAGTTAGGAAATTCTTTAAATTTAATTTATAAAATATTCTATGGTACTAATATAGTTGCAGAAGGTAATTTAGGATTAGGACAAAATAAAATAGCAGAATTATCTGATGAGGTTTTATCTAATTCAACTGCAAACTTTTCAGTAGAAGGTAATTTACCAGATGGATTATCAATAGAACAAATATATGGTGGAGTTGCATCTCAGTTAAGTGGTCAGGATTTTACAAAGTTAAATAAATACCCATACGCATTTAGTGTGCCTGCATCTCAATTAAAAAATTCATTTGTAGTAGTAGTAGATGCAGCAAGGGAAATTAAATTTGCAGAACCAAAGGTAACACTTCCTCAAACTCAATTTAATATTGGTGTAAAAGAATCCGATTTAGAAAGAGAAGTAAGTATTCCTTTTAACACAGAATCAGCAGATACCGTATTGGTTTATTTTGCATCTGATAAGTTTGTAGAAATTCCTGTTCAAAATGGTAGAGTTTCATTATTCTTTCAAAAAGATTTTAATGAAATATACGGAACTAAAAAAATAATATTTGTTGCACAGAGTAATGGGTTTGGTACGGGTCAAAAAGCAGAAGCACTTATTACATTTACTGCAATAAACGATTATCCATCTATAACAGAAGTAACATTTGCAGATGCAATCGATGTCCCATCTTTTTCTGATTTTAACATAGGATATGATGTAAGTTGGAATACATTTGCAACAACAAATGTAGATATTTATTTAAAATTAAAAGATGGTTCATATGTTATTATATTTGGTAATCAATCTCCAAATGGAAAAATAACATTAAACCTTAAAACTTTAAGAGAAAAATATTCCAATTGGACGGGTAGTGATAATATCACATTAAAATTAAAACCATACAATAGAGGTGGTGCAGAAGAATTAGTTGGTAACGATTATGAAGTTGTTACTAAATTAACTTTACCTACTTTATTTTTAGATGATGATATTTTACAAACTGCATTATTTCAAGCATTTGGTGAAAAATTAAGTGTAATAGAACCAGAACCAAATAGTAAGTATTTAACACATCTTGCTAACTTTGGAAATAACGAACAAATTTTAATTTCATCTTGGGAAAATGATGATTGGTCATTATCTAAAAAATCTACTGATAATTTAGGTAATGAATTTGTAAAAGATGTAGATAAAGTAGAATCTGTTATTTTAAAATTATATTCCCCATTAAATCCAGAAATAACAAATAATTCTACTTTTTGGATTACCAAATTGATGAGTAATCCTTTGATTGAGACTGTTATTTTAACAGAACAATCGGAATTAAAATGTCCTCCATTAAAAGGACCAAATTTTAGTATTGATGTAGATTTTACAATAGGACAATCTACTAATTATGAATCATTAGATAATTTAATATTAGAAGCATCTGTATCAAGTTCATCTAATTTAGTTAGTACATATTTAAGTTCATCTTTAATAAACACAGAACCATTAAATATAGAATATACAGATGGTACTGAATATTTGTGGGATAATTTTGTTCATTTTAGTTCTGCAAAAGAACGTGTGGATAATTTTGTATATAAAGTTCAATTAGTTGAAACATACGAGAAATTATACACGTCTGCATCCACAAACGATTCATATAACCAATCAGTAGCTGCTTCAAATGAAAGAGAAAGACAACTAATAAAGAAAAATCAAATAATAAATAATTTTGACGGATTTGAAAAGTTTTTATATACTTCTTCTTCAATGTCTTGGCCGTACAATGGTACAACGAGATTAGATAGTTCAACTAATACTGTTAAAACTTGGTATGCTAATATTATAGATTTATCAGAAGGATTTGATATTGAAAACCCTAATTTTGTACAAAATAATATACCACAGTATATTGTAAATAATGGTGATAATGAAAGTTTGTTATTATTCTTTGCAATGGTTGGTCAACATTTTGATAACATATATTATCATACTAAGGCAATTGAAAAAAGTAGAGGTTTAGGATATAAGTCAAAAGACGGTATATCAGATAAACTGTTATTTGAAGCATTAAAATCATTTGGATGGGATGCTAACAATTTGGCAGCAGATGCTCAATTGTGGAAATATGTGTTTGGTCAAGATAGTGAGGGCAACTCAACGGAAACAAATCCTGCCAAGCAAAGAACATATGAGGTTTGGAGAAGAATTATAAACAACTTACCTTATTTATTAAAACATAAAGGAACAAAACGTGGTATTCATGCTTTAATGAGTTGTTATGGTATTCCATCATCTAATCTTACAATATTAGAATTTGGAGGACCAGAAGTAACAAGTGATGTAACAAAAAGTAAGTTAATACTTAATAATATAACAACTGCTGTCAAATTTAATGATGGTGCTTCTATAACTACCGATTGGAAAGATACCGATAAAAACGTAAAACCAAAGACGGTGGAAATGTTTATCAAACCTGCATACGCTTCAAATTGGACAATATTAGAAACAGATAATTGGAGTGTAACTGTAAGTGGTTCGGTAGATAGTAAATATGGAGTTCTTACATTTAGTGGTAGTGATGATACATTATCAACTACAACACTACCACTTTTTAATGGTAAATTCTTTGGTATATCAGTAAGTTCTGGTTCAAATGGTATTCAATTAGATGTTAGGCAAGCAGATAAAGAAAGAAGTATATTTACCGGTTCTATATCACAATCAATTTTAGTTGATTGGGAAGCTGATTCTACATTAACAATTGGTTCTAATTATAGTGGTAGTTTAGATGAATTTAGATTATGGAGTGAGCAATTGAATACATCGGTATTCTATGAGCACGTTTCATTTCCTGAAATGATTAATGGAAACCATGTATCCTCTTCTACTGATGATTTATATTTCCGTTTGGATTTTGAATATCCTAAAAACTTAAATGTAACATCTTCATTAATAAATGTTGATACTAATGTATATTTTTCACAAGGATATACTAGAAATGATTATGAGAGCGGTTCATTAATACCATTATATTCAACAAACGTATCAGCATCTTTATATGCAAGTGCAAGTGGATTTACTAATGTAACAACATATCCGTTCCAATTTGAAGTGGTAGATAGAAGTGTTGTTTTAGAAATACCAGATTTAGGAGCAAGTAGATATTCAACTAATAAAGTTAGATTTGAATCACAAACATTAATATCAAATTTATCTTCAAAAAATAGAGCAACTAAAAAAGCATTTGACCAATCACCAACCGATTCAAATAGAGTTGGTTTATTCTTCTCTCCCACAAAAGAGTTGAATATGGATATTGCTAAATCATTTGGTGGAATTAATTTAGATAATTATATTGGAGACCCATCGGATTCGTATAAGCCAAATTATAAGAGATTAGATGATTTAAGAAAATATTATTTTAATAGATTTGATAATAGAGATATTTATGCATACATTAACTTAATCAAACTATATGAGAAATCGATGTTTGAAGATATTAAGAAGATGTTGCCTGCAAGAGTTAAAGCAACTACTGGTTTATTAATTGAACCACATATTTTAGAAAGAAGTAAAGTTGCATATAAAAGACCTGAGGGTGAAGATTATCAAAAAGAAGTAAATATTAAATATTCCGATACAACTCTATTAACATCGGAAAACACACAATACGATGCATTGGTAGATGCTGATATGGGTGGAATATTAACTGCTGAAAATGGACAATATGATGCTTTAATAGCAACTGGTTCTGTTGAAACCTTAATTGCTGAGAATTATCAACAAGAATCTTTGATAGATGTAAATTCTAATTTTGTTTTAGAAACCGATTATTATCAAAAAGAAGTTGATATAAATGCTCAATTAGGAGACCCTACTATACTTGCACAAGTAGATTTAGAAGATTCTAATCAATTAGTTGGTCAAACTACACTTGAACAATTTGGATTTGGTATTTATGCACAAAGTGGTTCTGCTATTAGAACATATTTTAATCAAACAGGTGGTATAACAAAAGAAAGAGTAAGAGTAAATTTAGTAACAGAACAAAAAACAAGATTGATTGATAAATTTAATGTTGTTGTTGGTGGAAAAGGAGACCCGCGTGGTGGTTTCTATATTACCGAACAAACTTATACAGAGACAACATTAAATATACAACCATTTAGTGGTTCAACTGCTCCAATTGTAAAAGGAGATATTATAGATGTTAAACCTGTAAATGGATATTTGAAAACCCATTACAGAAATACAACAGATTTGACAAGAGGGTTGGAAAATTCTTTTTTCAGAGGTTCTAAAAATACGGCAGCAACTACATTAGATGGTACACCTCCAATTGAAACATTTACCACTAACCCTAATACGTTAAAGGTAAATAAAGCAGGTAGAACATCAAATGAACCAATTTTGGAAGTTGAGTAATAATTTTTATAAAAACTATATTTATTAACA